GGAGTTTATCGTAAATAAAGTAAACGAACTTATGATAGCTCAACTAAGTCCTAAGAGAACTGGATATTATTGCAAGGAAAAAAATAGTTTTATTACTTGGGATAAACCAACAATAATAACATAAAATAGAAAAGGAGATAAAAGATGGACATGAGTAAAGAAGAAGTCGCAGCAATAATGTCGCTTGCTAAAAAGATTTTACAGGAGCAAGATAAAAAGAAGGATTTAGTAATATTAAGAGACTCAGAAGATCAACATGATATGACTGGACGTCCAGGGCCAGGAAACTGTGAGTGTTGTCAGTAGAAGAATAAAAAAAAATGCCTCGTTGCAAATACCTTACTTTGGTTGGCTACTAATGATATATCTTTTTAGTCCTTAGATATGTATTCAGGTATAGCGAGGCATTTTAATATTAAGGAGAAAATTATGTTTTATGATATAGATTTAGATATAATGTATTACGCTTGTTTAACACATATGGAATTATTATGTTTTGTTATAATAGTAATAATATTTTGGGAAATAGTTAAAAAGTTATGTAGGAGAGAGGCCATAATATGAATAAGAAAGAAAAAGATATGGAAATTCTGTTGTTAAGAAGGGAAATAAAAGAAATAAAAGAACTAACTGAAAAAGCAATAAAAATTTTGACTTCAAAAAAAGAAGAGTCAGAAATTTTATTGCGAAAACTTAATACCAAATGAAAACTATTCGTCAGATAAGTTCTCAAGCATAATATCTCTATTAGTTTGTTCTCTTTCTAAACGTTGTCTATACCATTTTATGTTATTACGTGGTACACCTGTACTATATTCAACCCAATACTGTGGTTTTTGTGTTACTTTATATATATCTCGTGCCATTCTACCTGCTGGAAAATATGTCCAAGCAGTATAACTTGAAAACGCTTCATAGTCTCCATTAACTAATGCATTAATATGAGGTAATATAAATCTTGACGCTGGTGGCGTTATAATTTGTAATGGTGCCATAGCTTCTATAGGATATTGATTAAAGAAAGCTCGTTTTCTTGTTTCTTCGTCACCAAATAAAAACTCTGCTGATTCTTTCATCCAAGACATAGGTGGTGATAACGCATATTCGAATATACTATAAGCAAATACACTTGCTAATGCCATAGTGAAAGCATCGTTTGCTACTTGTCTTTCAAATCTTTTTGTAACTTCAAAATTAGGATGTCCTTCAACAGCCATCATATCATGAAACATTTGTTTTCTACGTCTTATGCTACTCCACATATAAGGTTGGAAACGAGTCATAACACGACCAAACGCTGTATTACTAAAGTTAGGTCTATATGTAGCATGGTAAATAAATTGAGATCCTTCTACACCTTTTTTAGCACTAGTTACTAAGAACTCGTCAGTAACTTTAATATTACCTTTAGCATCTGCATACAATTCTCTAGCTTTTAAATAATGGGCTAAGAATGCTTTACGTCTTAAATGTTTTTCAGTAGAAGACATAAACCAACTACCTACTTCCATTGCAGCACTACCAATATTATACTTACTAGATAATTCAAGTATAGTTTCTTTTACATAGCTATCTATTTTTTTATTTACTTCCTTAGAGTTTCCCCATAATTTGTTAGACTTAGTGTATTGTGTAACTTTTGTAGTTAGATCTTGTAAAAACTGCTTCACTTGTGCGGGTTCTTTAGCTTGTAAGAAAGTTAGTTCTTGTAGTAAATTACCTTCTAATAAACCTAAACTATCAATCATCATATGAATATCTTTCATAGATTTCAATTCTTTTTCTTGATATGTTTTAGTCTTTGGATCATATATCCTAAAAGTTTTACCAGCAAAAACTTCATTTACTAAATAGTCTTCACGAAAAGCATTTACAAAATGTGAAAAACCAGAGTCAGTAATAATGTTTTGGTAACCACCATAAGTATTTGTTATAGCTGCTTTAGGGTGAAACAATAAGCTAAATACTTCAAACTTACCTTCAAGGTCACTTGCATATTGTGCTAAGTCTACCATAGCTTGATGTCTTAACTGGGGATCATCTGGTAAGCTTTCAAACATTTGTTTTTCTTTACCTAATAAAGACTTGGTAGTTTTACCATAAATTTTATTTACATTACCTTCCAACTTTAATAAAAAGTTACCAACAGACTCGTCACTATACCATTGTCTAGGAGTGAAGTTAATTTTTAGCTTATCTATGTTTTCCTTAGAGATAAGTTCTTTTAAATTTGCAATTTGTGTTACTTTAGTCCATTCGTTAAAGTCTCGTTTAATCTTAGGGCCAATAGTTTCAACAAATAAAGCATCACGATTTACCTTATCCATTCCCTTTAAGTTTTTTCCATGTATTTTTATCTGTGAAGATAGTAATTTTCTTTTCATAGCACGTTGCTCTACCATTGTTGGCATAGCTGTCGATTCCATATCTAGTAATAACTTCTTTTTGACGTTATCTAACTTACCATATTTCCAGGATTGATCAAAATCAGCATTTTTCCATTCTAATAAAAACTTGTAATCTTTTTTACTAAAGCCATGTACTTCTATATTTCTAGTAGAAGGTTGTCCCATATATCCTTTTGAAAAATCTAACAAAGCAGAATGCCACTGTTCTATTACATCTTTCATAGTTTCATTTTGTCTACCTTGTTCTAAAAATTTATCTAAATAAACTCTAGTGTATATAGCAGATATGTTTTGAGTTAAACCTCTAGACATACTATCCATATATTCTAAGGGAACATTTCCATCTGTTCTAAAGAAAGGTAAGGCTCTTTCCAATCTAGATCTAGCGTGTGTAGATAATCCTTGTCCAGAATACACTATTTTACCTCTTCTAGTAGCAGCTTGATTCATAAAATCAACAGCATCAGGATCGGTCCAAGGATTTTCATACTTGTTAGTACCTTCAATTTTATTTGCTAAACGCTGATATTCTGATAACTTAGCATCCTCTAGCAATATCGTACCATTATTAACGTCCTCTTTCATTTGAGGATCTAACAATTGATCAACTGTTTTAGACATAATACGCTTTCTTTCTTCTACTAAGTAGTTAGTTTTTATATGCTCTTTATTTTCTTTAACAGATAAAGATCCCATGTAAGCCCAAAATTGAGACGATTCATTTTGTTCTTTAAACTTACCCACTTCTAACTGTCTAGCATCTAACTTTAATTGTAAATTATTGATTTCTTTTCTAATAACATCACCTACTGTGATTGTATCACTCTCTGGTATTAGTCGGCTATTTGCTAATTTCCAGTCTATCTCACCAGACTTATTTAAAAAGCTATGAAATTTATCATGTAAAGCTTGACGATTATTTAGAGAATATTTTATAAAAGAAATATCATCTAAGTGAAAGTGTGTACGTAATATCTCAGAACCTGATACTGTATCTTGCTTCATCCTAATCGCTTTATCAAAAGCAAGTAATCTAACAGGACTAATTATTCCTTCTGCATTATAAAACAATTCCATTAAACGTTGCTGGTAATAAAAAGGACTGTCTGGTTTATATGTCTTAACAGGTGTATAAAGTTTTTTATATATAGTTTCAGCAAAAGTTTCTTCTATACTTTTATAGTTACTTTCAATAAAAGTAGTTAAAGAAAAATCCATAATAGGCTGTATTACATGATCTTTTATGTAGTCTACAAACTCTGAAGGAGATACAAATACTTGTTTTCCCTTTTTATCGGTATAATATAAAGTTCCTTTAATCTTAGATAGCTTGTCTTCTGCTTTCTTTAAACGTTGTTGCAGCTCTATACGTTCTTCTGCTAATGTATTATTTTTCTTTGGTCCTAAATTTTCTGGACCTAAAACATGACGAAGAACTGCTACTTCCCACAGCTCAGCTTGGTTATTTCTATATCTTTTCTGATGTGTGTTCAATGCTTTCTTATTAAAACCAACAAAATCTACATTAAACTTCTTTAATTGATTAGCAATACTATGATTTTTATATATTATCTCTGCCATTGTTTTCAGAGTAGATGTTGGAACTAGAATACCATATTCATCCATTTGAGATGTTTTGGGATTAAATTTAATTCCCCTATCTAATTGCCATCTTTTTTCAAAAGGAGCAATTAATTGATCTAAACGTTGATATATACCAAGGACTTGATCAATACCTTTAGGGCTTCTTAAGTTTGCATCAATAGGAAACATGAAATTAATTTTTTCGGTAATAACAGAAGATAAATTTTGTTCAGTTATTTTTTCAACTAAAGGATTACTTTTAATTTCTTTTTCTAATTGTCCTATATTTTTATAAGACTTAATTTTTTCTGTTTTTCTATTGTAACCGTATACAATATTATCAGAATCTTTAAGTATCTTACCTGTAGTGTTGTCTGCTAATTTAGTTACAGCACCTTCATTAGCATCAGCCCACTCTTGAACCATATTTTTATAGTTCAATCTAGTTGTTCTAAATAACTCTAAGTCAGAATGCATCTTCAAGTATACCTTTTCTTGTTTTGCATACTCAGCAAACGTAGGTAATGGAACATCATCAGTTATATCTACATATAATTCTTTTCTAGCCTGGTTAATAAGTTCTTTGTTTCTACGTATAGAATCAAACGCATCACTTGGACCGTATTGATTCTTCATATGTTTAACAAAATATTTCAACCTCAAGCCATCTACATCTTGTATTAAATCTATTTGCCTATCTACCCTCTTAAAGAAACCTGAATATAAAGAAGACATATTATAAAAAGCACCTGGATTACCGTTTGCAAACTGGTATTTTATAACATCACTCAAATCTCTTAAGTCGCTTTTAATAGCATCAGATTGATTGGTTGTAACTTTCTTTTTAGCTGCAATCAACTTATCTAATTCTTTTTCATTTGTAAGTATATTGACGTCTATTAAATCAGGAACTATTACCTTTAGTTGATTTACTGCTGGTTTAGCAGGATCGATAACATTAGGCTCCGATAACGTAGATGTAGATGGCGGTGTTATATCATCATTCACGTAATCAATCAAATTGTCATAATCAAAATCTTTTTTAAATTGGGCGATTCTGGCCTTCTTTTTCTGAGATGCATGTTCTAGTGTAATATAGCGTTCTCTGGCCATATAACGCTTGTTACGTGCCTTTATAGCCCATGTCTGTTCTAAATCTGGTAGAGAACCTACAAATTCTCTTTGTAATGCTCCACGTTGTTCATATAATGCATCTAATTCATTTTGTTTATCAAATTCTTCAGTACCTTTATCTATTTTAACTTGCTCAGATTTTTCATTTAATAGTTGTTTTATATGTCCATTAACACTTTTTAAATAATCAAATCTTTTTTTTCCTCTAAATCCTGTAAAGTTTAAGTCCATTACAGGATGAGCTATGTAAAATACATCAAACAAGTCTTCCACTAATATATTAACTTGTTTAGACATAGGTTTTCCTACTGCTTTTCTAGATTTAATTAATAATGCTAACTGATCTTTCATAGATTCTTTAGTAAATAATATCTGATCTCCATAACTACGTGTGTTTTCTTTTTTATACCATTGTTTATTCCTATCAAACGATTGATATATTTTATTACGTTGTTCAAACGTAGTTTCAATAACATCAACAATAAAATCATCTACGCTTTTAGGATTCATTTCTAAAACCTCTACAGCGTAATCTTTAAAAGCTTGAGCTTTCTTTAAGGCAGCAGCTAAATCAGCAACAGCATTAACTTTATCCCATAAAAAAGTTGGATAGTTGTTTATAGTATCCATCTCTTTTCCATCTATCCCTTCCATAAACCACGTATCAAATTCACGCATATTAGCTTTTTTAAATAAAGGATGTTCTCTTACAACACCAGCTAAGTCTTTTAATAATGGAATAATAGCTTCCTTGTCTATAGCATTATATGGCTCAATCTTCATTTTTAATCCATTAATATTTTCTCCAACCATTCTTAAATATCCAGTAGTACCTTCTGTCATTCTCAAATATTCTTCAGACACTACGTTAGAATCTAATGGAGCTTCATCTCTTCTAGGTTTACTGAATACTATTTTATACATATCACGCAATACTTTACGATCTTCTTTTTCCATAAGATTGTCTTTGTATTTTGTTCTAACTCGTGCACTAGAGTTAGATGGTACATCAACGTTAACTAACTTGTTAGCATCAATAAAAGTACTCTGTATAACATTTTGATCTATGACAAGTTGTTTCCATATAGAAGGAAGCTTATTAGTTTTGTACTCTGTAACTTTACCGCTACCGTCTTCTACTAATTGTTGACTTATTATATCAAATTCTTGTTTTGCTATTTGAAATTGATTAGTAATAAATCCTACACTATCTTTACCTACAGAACTATAGAGTCCGTTATTAAGTTTAGCATCTACATCAATCATATTAGCTAATTGTTGTTGTCTTGTTTCTTTTTCAGGGAACTCAGCATTAGCTAATTCTTTAGCAATCTTACGATCACTTAAAGAAATCATCGTACCATCTTCTTTTAATAATTGATTTTGTATTTCAGGTCTAGCATAAAACTTAGTAATTTCTTTCGGCATACCCCAAAACACATGAGCTGAATCAATATCTTTATCAGCACCATTCATATTAAAATCATTTACTTCGTTTGTTACAATAGATAAACCTTTTCTACCTTTAACAAATCCTACAAAATTACCAATACGAACACCACTATTACTAACCATAGGAGAACGTATATACATAATATTATTTAATACTTCTTTTAATGCTTTAGTTATATCAGAATTTTTATCTATATCATTCCAGTCTTTAAACTTGTCCCATACTTCCCCTATGGTACTTTTCTTCTTAGTAATAGGGTCTGTAATAGGAATCATACGGGCACCTTCGTACAATAAGAACTCGTTATCAGCTAATCCTTTTTTTGCAGAAGAGTATTTCCAGTTTGTGCCTCTAATATTAATGTCATATAGTCCTAGTTTGGAACTAAAAGATTCTTCTATAACAGGTCTAGTCAATCTTTTAAACATATACTGTGCTATTCTTTCATTAACAAACTCTATAACACCTGGTCGCATAAAAGCACCTGGCTCAAAGTCTGAAGAAATTAAATAATCTTCAACAAGTTGTTTATTATAAGTTTCATTACCATATTCCGCAAAATCTTGTTCAACTCTTTTATCACGTTCTGAATTTCTATCATTGTTAAACATCTGTCTTAAGATACTTCTAGCTGTAAAGCTTGTAGGTGAATCATATAGTATTGCATCTAGTAGTCTAATATCTATATTGTCTATACTTATCTTATCACCTAGAGGATCGTTACTTTTATACAATAGAGATACTTCATTATTAGTAGCAACGTCACCTCTAGCAGAACCATCTACTAATGTTTGCCAAGTCTTCCAAAACTTTTTACCTTCTGGTGTATCAATAGGCATATCTAAAGTATTTAAGTTAGAAGTAACCTGTCTTAATAATTTTAATTTTTCTAGTTTATTAAAGTTTTCATATACATCAAGATTGATATAATTATCTTCTAATTTAGATTTCCACACAGAGTTTACTGCCATGTTGTTCCCCTTACCCTGAGGTCTTGGCTTACCACTATATTCTTTAACAGCGGTATCATAGTGTATGTAATCTATAGGCGTTTCTATACCGTGCTCAGCCTCAAACCTATCTAACTGAGCTTCCTGGTCTGGTGGCATCCTAAAGGTAGCAGTTTTAACAATAACGGTACCACGTTTAGTGCCGTCAAGAAACTCTCCAGGTCGATGTACGTGTATAGTTTTTATAACACCAGATTCAGGATCTAAACCATAAGCTTTTGGAATTTTATCAAACCTTGCAGCTCTTAACAGACTAGCACCATCGGTCCCTGAATTAAAAGCTTCCATCTCAGGTCCCATATGTTTTATACTACTAGGTAAATCAGAGAGTATTATGTGAGTATAGTCATCGCCAATATATTCTTTATCCAAAGGTATCTCTACACCAGACATATGCTTAGTATATTTTTGCATTTTAGTTACATCTGCATAAGGTTCTGTTGCAAGATATTTAGGTAGAGTGTCGATAATGTCTTGAAGACTATACTTACTATCTATTAAATTCATTTCTTTCATACGCCAAATAACAAATGCTACATTAGATTTATATTTTTTAGCTTCAGTCCCGCCATCTAATTCTTTTCTAATAGTTCTATCTAGTGTCTTTAATTCTTTATCAGAAATATAATTTGTTTCATTTTTTTTATTTGACCAAGGCATCTCCCTTACCTGTATTCTACCAGTATCACTTATTGCTGCGTGTATATACAGCCCATCAGATTCTAACCCTTCTCTTAATTGTTTTAGTTGTTTTGTAGACATATGTCTAACAGCATTTATCGGATCTTCTTTTCCTTTAGGAAATGAAAATATATCAATAGATAAAGGAGACACATTCTTAATTCTAGCTGTAGGTTGATATGCTCCTGTCGTTGCATTGTAATATCTAGACTTTACAACCGTTGTTAAGTAATCTATATCAAGATGTAATTCTTTATTATCGTTAGCATAAATTTTATTTAAACGACTACCCTGGTCTGACTTAGTTCCAGATTTTTTACCACCGATCGGTTTATTGTATATATCTACTTCTGGAGCTTCTGATTCAAAAATAGGTTCTAACGTTTTCTTTTTCTTTAATCTTCCCTTACCTTTCTCAGGTACTAAATAGATTCTTGCAATTTTAAACTTATCTAAATGTTTATACTTATGCACAGCTTGTTGTAAATCCATTCTCTGTTCATCGGTAATTTTAATTTTAAATCTACTTTCTATTTCGTTGACAAATTTTCCTAATGGATCTTTACTATCAAGGCTTGAATCAATAGCTAACTTTTTAAATATTTGATGTAGTTCTTGTGGACCTAAATCTTTAGAATTTTTACTTTTACTTCTCTTTATATCTATAAAAATATTTTTCAAGGTACGTTGTTTAGGTAAGTATTCACTACCATATGAAACATCTTGTTCGACGTGCTTTACTTCTTTATCTAGTTCTATAGAGGTAAATTCAAACTCTTTTTCTTCTATCTTTTTTTCTACTTCATCTAAATTAAAAGTATCTTCATGTTTTTTTTCTGCTTTGTCAGCAGCCTCATAAAGTTTTTCTAACACCACTTTTCTTGCTACAGTATCAGTTTTAGCTTTAGCTTCCATCTCAGGAGTAATAATACCCTGTTCTTTTAAATCTTTATACTCTTTAGCTAATGCTAATACAATATCATCATAGTTATTGACAACATAATCCATCTGTTGTTTCTGTATATCTTTTAAATATCTACTCCAATACGCTTGATACTGAGGACTTTCTGCTTGATACCACGGTTGTTGAGTTAACCACTTACGTGCTTCTTTCATTTTTAAATCTCTCGGTATTACCTTATTGGAAGAAAAAATATCTTTTGTTGCTCTATTTTCAAACCCTGCTCTACTATTGACAGAAAAGAATACAGCCATTAATGTTTCATATATCTGGTCTTCTAAAGGCATATCATGTAATTTAGCAGTAGTAGTACCATATACTGCACCAGAAGTACCCTTCATTAAAAAGTTAATTGTTTCAAATTGATCTCTACGATTAGGTTGTTCTTTTAATGCTTTAGCAAAACCACGTACAATTTTTTCTCCAGCAGTTCTTATGCCTACGCTTTTACTAGCTAACATTCTACCTATATTTGCATATTCTCCAATACTACCAAAGATTCCACCAGCTATTGCACCAGATACTGCAGCTCGTCCCATACCAGCTATACCTTGCTCTCTAGCAGACGTTCCTAATAACAACCCTAAGTGAACAGATTGATTAACAATATTGTCACGAGTTTCTGGAGACATAAATCTATTCTTAAATATGCTTTTATGTATAAACTCTGCCGTCTTAATGTTGTTATTTTTTAAGAACGTAGTGCTTTGTTTTTGTACAAAAGTAGCAACAATACCAGGGACGGATTGTATTCCATATAATTTTTGACCTGTTTTTACATCTACACCAACAGGAAGTGCAGTACGAAACGCTTTACCTCCAGGGACTTTAGTTACAACGTCATGCATAGCTCTAGCTACTTTATTATTAGAGTATTGTAAACTATTCCCTACGGTTTCTAATCTATTAGCTATAACTTCAAATTGTTTAACACCTCTAGCTTTAGCTTGTCTTCTTAATCCCCTAGCAACTAATGCTGTTGCAGCACCACCACCAGATAAAGCTTGAAGTACTACTCCAGGAGCTAAACCAGCAAGATGTGATAATGAGTTTGCTATCTTTTCTGTTGAAGTATCAGGTTCATCTGCGAAACCAAAGGTAGTAAAACCTTCTATTAGACCAGATGCAACTTGTGCTAGAATACCGTCAGATTGGCCTTGCCTTCCATCTGTAAGAGGTAAGCCTCCCTCATTCAGTTTTGTCTCCATATAGCGTAAGCTACGGGCGTCAAACTGCTTAGGGATACGGTCGTAAAACTTTTTTAACCCTAATAAGTACTGTTCTTCATTCAGATTTCCCGCATTTAGAGCAGACTCAAGTACCTTGATTCTTCTATCTAAATTCATATTATAGTTGCTTTAAATAGGTTTCTAATATATATGTTTTTTCTTGTAATGCTTTAATCAACCCCGCATTAGCCTTGACTTTTACGGCCGCATCAACCAGTTGATTACCCATTATAATACCTTTCTTAAAGTCTAGCTTTAATTCTTTCTTAAACTTTCTAGACTTATCCTCATTTTGTACGACTTGATATCTTGTTAATAAGTTAGCTGCAACGTTAGTATATTTGTTTTTACCTTCAGTTACATACTCAGTATATTTTTCCTTACCTCTACCTGTTAACTTACTTTTAAACAAAAGGTTAGGTTTATCAGGCATATCATAATCATCTGTACGCTTATTTGGATCTAATGCAATTAATGGTACGGAATTGTTTATATTGGCTATAGTTGCATCTAAAGCAAATCTCTGTGAATCGTATATAGCTGTATTTACTAAAGTATTATCTGTATCCATACCTGCATATATGCTATTATAACCTGCAGAAGCCCCCAATAAAGAAGTTTTAGTATCAGGACTTATATCCTTAAACATTTGGTTGTGAGTTAGTTGAAATCCTAAATTTTGAGTATTTATCTCTCCACGTCGATACATATCTACATTAAATTGTCTATCTCCATATTTGTCATCCATAATAACTTGTTTCATTTTCATACCAGTACTGTCAAATGTTATAAAACCATTAGAACTATTTGCTACCCAATTACTAAATCCCTTACCTTTCGTCCATTCAAAATTATCTTCAGCTGATGCTTGTGCTAAATCATTTTGTGCTAACATATAAATTTCGGCTCTTGTTTTCATGGAAAAAGGGCCAGTACCACCACCATTTTTATACCATTTTATTTCTGTAGTTAACCATTCATGTTGATCTTCTACAGCCATTCTTTGATATTTAGGAAGTTCTTTAGTCATAAAAATTGCCATATCTTGAGAGATATTTTTATTTTCTCTCATTTGTGCTATTTTATTTGTATGATTTAAATTAGTCAGATCAATATCATTGGAATGTCCTTTACCTAACATCTCTACAGCGTAACCATGTATATTGAGATCTCTATCAAGAATAAAGTCTTGTTGGTCGTTTTGAAAAGTCATCTTAAACTCTTGGGAGTCGTCTTGCATCATTTTTCCCCACGTCTGACTTGACTCCTGACTTCTTTTCTCTTCGTCAATACGTATCACAAGATTCTCTTTAGCAGCGTCAAGCTGCTGGCCAACAATCTTTTCTTGAGATTCAATAGTCTTATCAACAATCGTTTCTTGAGATGTAGTCTTCTTATCAACAATCGTTTCTTGAGATGTAATCTGCGCATCAACAATATCTTTTTCAGATTTAATAGAGATACCTAATCTATCCCAAAGACCTTTTTGTTCTTTGGTAAGCACCCTCATACCATACTCTTGCTTATCATCTAGTTTAGCCATATCTATAAGTCCTTGATGTTCCATCAACTCTTTTTGTTGTGCTGTTTGCATAGCAAGTTTTTCTTCATAGTCTGGCTCTCTAATAGATTTTAATAATCCACTCGCACTCTGCGATGCCATATTTAATGCTTGTAAAAATTCAGTTTCGTAACTAGCCATTATACGTTCCCTCCATATTTTGTATTAACTGCTTGATTAAAATCTGTACCCAATACAGCACCACCTTGCGCAGCTGAACTTGCAGCGTTATAAAATGTCTTCTGTATTGCATCTATTTCCATTCCTTTTTGCTCTTGTATATTTTGATTAGAAGCTTGATAAGCCATATCTAATCCTGTAAATGCTTGTGTAGGGTCCATAATATTAGTACCTAAACCAGCAAAACCAGTTTGGCCCATTTTATTTTCCGTAGCACCATATTGATTAATTCTTTGATCTGTTGCAAAGTCAAACCGATCACCTTGTGTTTCAAGTCTTTGTATTTCATTGTTTTGCACTTCTGGTAGTAATCCTATAGCATTACTTTGTAAATCACCAAAGACTGTACTTAGAACTCCACGTCTTCTTCTACCTTCTTTTCTCGCTTTACTTGCGGTGGATGCTCCTATTCCTGCACCTATTGCACCTACTATTGCTGCCCATGGCATACGCTACTCCTTTATCTTTACTACTAGGTTAGGTGATATAGCCTTTAACCAATTATATTCATTGAAATGCGGTGCATATTCTAAATTGGCCTCACGTTTACCTTGTGTTATTTCATCATCTAAATTTTTTGCTGTTGAGGGTTGTTCCCTATCAGGACTTACTATATTATTTTTTACCATTATCATTCTCCTTTAACTCTTTAATTGCTTTTACAAAATCTTCTACACGTACTGGCGTTTGTTTATACCAACGTGAATGTCTTTTAGTCTTTACATCTGCGTACATTATTTCATCTATAGCACGATCATATTCTTTATGACATAAACATTTCCAAGCAGCAGGGAACTTCTTAATCCAATTTCTACCCAATTGATAATTTACTGATATTAAAGCTATTTTAACATTATCACTATCAGTAGACAATATACTCGCTTGTTTATTTGCCGCTTCCATAGCAAGAGTAATATCATGCATATACCATTCCTTTACTATATAATCATCTACCTCTGTACCTACAGGATAATCTTCTTTTTCACTACCTGTTAATAGATGACCAATACCACACGTAGGTTTATCTGAAGTATCCAAATATACTTCTTTCTTATACCCCTCACGTAACTTCATATGTACGTAAACCTTTTTTTCAAAATTACTCATAATACTCCTTCTGTTAAACATCATCCTAAACCTTGTCCTGATTGTATGGTAAAAGCCTCCCCTATTGGCCCAGTATATTCTTCATCTTCTTCCATATCTGATTCTGAGAATGTATTCATATAACTTATTAAACCTCTACCGTCACCTTTAAACAACCCTATATTTTGTGTATTCAACTTTGGATAGAACTCCTGGGCGTTTCTAGATACAGTTGTTTGCTTAACTTCTGCAGTACCGTCAGCATCAGTAGCTCCAGTATCTTGGTAATTAGTTACACTGTTTAAATACAAAGCTTTAACCCTAGCTTTGTCACCCATTCTATTACTTGTTCTATCTCTACCTTCTATAAGAACTTCACCACTTTCGTCGTATATAGTTTCCATTGGACCTACATCTTCCATAGCAGCTTTTGCAGGTTCTTTAACTGTTTTTTTATAATAGTCTCTAAAGTTATTTACATCCTTTAGATCTTGAGGTTTTTCATCATAAGGAGTACCTTTGTCTGTTGTTCCTCCGTAGTCACCTGGCTCGTTAGCATTATACTCTCTTCTAGCTTGTCTTCTAACTTTCATATTATCCATCATAGGTTGCATAGTTTTTCCTACTTCTATCCCTAGAGTAGCACCAGATATAGCAGCATTACCATAATACATAGCTTTTCCTGTAAAGCTATCCCTATATTTCTCTTCTCTATCTGCTTTATCAACTTGCACTTCTGCACCTGCTTGTGCAGTGTAAACGCTTAATTTAGAATTAATATTCATACTTTCTCCTTATGGACCGAATGCAGCCCATCTTATACCAGCTACAGTAGAATCCGTGTCTGTTCCACTACTGGTTGTTTCCTTAAAATTAAATGTTGCTACTCCGTCACGGTATTGATCTATACTAGCTTTATAACTTAATTGACTTCTAAATTGTACATAAACCGTACCACTGTTTGGTGTTATAGTAGAAGACGCATCATCTACGTATGTACTAGCAGTTATCCAAGTACCTCCACTAGTGATTTTATCACTAGAACTACTTGCTACTCTATACTGAGGTATGTGATAAGTATTAGATTGTGGTACTCCTTGTATAAATATACTACCTGCACCGTTAGTAACTGCTACTGTAACTACGTCAGAATAATAAAATGCTTCAGTATTGTTATTAGCGTGTTGGACTGATGAAGGACTAACACTTACTCCAGGGCTAGGTGTACCAGTTGTTGTTAAATTAGCATTACTTACTTCTACTGCAGTACTATCTGCTAAACCTTGTGCAACTACTTTAAAGTCAAATCGTGTCGATGAAGCTAATCCACTAGCTACATAATCTGTTACCACGCTAGTATTTGCAGCATTTCCTTTGGCAGATGGAGTAACACTACTTCCTGCATCCCATGATCCATTGTATACTCTTTTATATACTATAAAATTATTTGTTACTTGTGTATTAGCTGTAATACGTATAGTAATAGCACTAGCACTAGGACTACCCTGTAGAGCTACTGATGTAATCGCATTAGGAAAAGCTCCTCTATAAAAAGTAGTAGTACCGCTTGAGTTTGTTTTATAAATACTTGGCTCTGCACCTGCTTGTCCTAAACCTTCTCTGGTATATTTAGAACCCGTTCCAATAGCACTGTTTAATGCGGTGTTTGTATATATAGTTGTATTTAAACCAAACGCATTTTGGTCAAAATCTCCATATATATTAAATTCATTAATAGTAGCATTATAAGCTACTTGTCCACTAGTAGTATCTAGATCTGTAGGTGTTAAAGTTTTAGAAGCACATTCTATTAATTTTCCATCTGACCAATATGCTGTTACTACATCACCATTCGTTACACCGCTACCAGTTTCTGTATATGTTATAGATTGACTATATGTAATTCCTACAAATATTACACCTGTATCTTCTTGTACTGCTTCAGGACCTACCGTACTAGCTCCATATTGTGCCTCTAATGTGTATAAAAATGTATCAGCCTGTGATCCACCTGAGTTTGTTAATCCAAGTGCAGCAGTATCTGTAAAATCATTAGATGCATTACTAGCTATACTAACTACACTTGTAGAGTCTGTAACCCAACTAGATCCATTCCATATAACTGGATTACCAAAAGAACTGCTTCCTCCCGCCCTCTTTCTTCTTCTTAATTTTTGATTAGTAACGCCTGTTGCATTGGAGAAACCATAGCTTAATACTATTTGTGGTCCACCAGATTCTTGAGTGTAACTAGCTGCAAAATTTGTTATAGTAGGAACATCAGTACCAATAGCAGCTTCTGCAGTTGCTGCAGTTGCAGTAGGATTCTTTTCAAATACATTACGTTGCCAACCTTTTTCTGTTTTTACATAGGTATACATCCTTAATCCTTGTCTTACTATTCTAGTATCTCCTAAGTTTCCTTCGTTATTAGAAGGCGGTTTTTGAAATATTTTATTAAAAATAGGATGAATAAAATTTGCGACGTTACGCACTGTATCTATTTCTCTTCTCATTTTGTAACCATCTCTCTATAAACTAGTTGCATATCATTTAATTCGAAATCTGATTGAACATCGCCGTCTGCTACTACCACTAATAAAATAGAATATCCATACACTTTTTCACTAGCAGTAGTCTTTAAAGACGCTTGATTTACATCAATCTTTTTATAAGACATTTCATCGGACGTTGGTAGTAAATTATTATTAGCTGTTGTGTTAGGATCAACTAAGTTTTTATTATTTCCACCATCTGTATGTACTCTAATTTGTATTTTTAAATTATCTCCATTTCTACCTGATATATATACAGCGTTTAAATTCTTAGGAGAGTTAGGTTTTTTAAATGTAAGTTCCTTTGTTTCCATTAATACTCTATTAGCTTTGTATTTTTTAGCACAACTTGTATCTGCCCATTTCTTTAAAGCATAGTTATTACTATCTAAAGATATTGTTAGTAACTCTCCATTATTATCTAATATAAAATTAGTACTATTTGTAGATACAAAAGGTTGATAACTTTGTGCACTAATTCCAGAAGTTGTTTCTTTAACAAATGATTGAGATTTTAAATCAAATAAAATAACCTGACCTTTACCCTCTAAATTAGTAGCTTTTTTGAAAATAATTAATTGTTCTTTACTTGGAATATAAGACAACTTTAAATTAGCATTATATATATCTGACCATTTTATTTTGTTCTGACCTGTTTGATTAGACTGAATTAAGTTAACAAGCTTTTTACCATCATACATAAATAAACCAAATTTATTTAACCAGGATACAAAACCCTCACCTTTAACTAAATGTGAAGGCTTTAAACAACCACGTTGTTCATAAGTTCCCTCTAAAAATTCTATATCTCTACTTACATTTATAACATATAAAGTGTTTTGTTTATATTGCAGCAACCTGCCACTTAAATTTTCTAGTACAGTTATATCTTCTCCATCATTTACTTCTACATCTATAAAACTATCAGCATCAAAAAAATCAAAATCATTTACATTAGATTTCATTAGTCTATCATTAGCTGTCTTTCTAACGTTGTTATCATCGTAATATTGTACATTACCAATATAGAGTTTCCTGTTAACAATAGTAGAAGTTTTACCACCAGTATTAGGTCTTCCAATAGCAGTATGCTTTTCCGACAATAACGGTTCTTCTATGCTAAGATCACTTAAAGCTTGTCCTTCAAAAATTGTAGCAACACCAAAGCCTGTAGAAGGAAACGCATAATGATTCCTAGCTGTACTACCTATGCTCTTAATATCGAATTTGGAAAATCCAGTTTCACCTGTTAACCTTACTCCTTTTTCATAGTTAACTTCTGCTAATAAGTAACGTTGTCCTACGTCGCCTGAAACTTCTTGTCCCATAACTGCATAACTATCAATTAAAGCCCAGTAGATTTTAAATCCTGTAACTCTATCTTTCTTAGATGGTCTTCCAGCAAATGCTAAATGCATTTGTCTAACTTTGTTTTCAGTCAATGTAGGTTGTTTTACATCTCCTAGATAAGTAGGTCCAGATTCTTGTTTGTCATCATAAATTAAAGTACCCCATAATCCATAAATTTTATTAGAAGTACTTTTATAAACTACAATAGAACTTTCGTCGTCTTGTGATGCAGAAGTAGGCGATCCATTAAAGTATGCCATACACAACATTCCACCAAAATTTGTACTAGTAACGTCATCATGGCTATTTAATAAGTCTCCTAATAATGTGTGCGTAAAGTTTACATGAGTATATTCTCCACTATAATAACCTAAACTTGTAGTACTATCTGCTAACATAAATACTTCTGAATCATTTGTTGCAGAAGGAGAACCAGTTCCACCTTTTTTAATCATAGTATTGTCATATATACCAGTAGTACCAACGTTAACTGGTGCTAAGAATGTATCATTAACAGTTACTTCATCTTTTACTACTTGTAATGTTGTAGCTGTTGCTAAGTTTCTAGTGTATTTAATTCTTTGAACGATCTTAGGTAGACTAAACGTTGCTTCAGTTTCTGATGAATTATGAGTACCATAGATTCTTATATCTCCATCTAAAGCAAACATATCTACTTCCCCTGCAAAGCTACCATTACCTATCGTAACAGTACCTCCTGCTACGGTATTTCTAGCAGTACCACTATTAGTAGTTAACTCAATAAACTTTATTCCTTTATTGTTTACATCGTGATATGCTAAATACTCTGTAGGTACAACTGTTGTATCGTTTATCTTTACATCAGTATTAAAATGTAATAGTCCTGTACCATCTTTTATAGTATTACTTGTAGGTAAACCACTAACTGTTCTATCAGTTAATTTACCTAATGGTACTAGCTTACCATAAAACTCATTGTCAAGACCATCTAATACTGCAAACTCGTTATCTAATATATCTCTACGAGCAGCAGTGTTATTTAAGCCCCCACTAAAGTTATTTAAATTTAATATTTTTTTTGCCATGTTTTAATATGTCCTGCATTGTTTTCATCTTTACTTTGGTCTTTTTATTTTTCAAATTATAACTTCTTCGAGAAGAATTTATAGATGATCCTTGCATTGGACTACCAGTTGAGTTACTTGTTTCCATCTATTATTTCTCCCCATACACTTGTTTTACCATTTTTTATCTCTACTGTTTCCACTTTAAACTCACCATTGTCAAACCAATCAACAATAGCAAAAGCATGGCCCCAGTTATGTAATCTTCCTTTTAGCCACTTATTACTTTCGTGTGACATTTTCTTAAGACATCCCATAGACCAAGCACCAATATTACTATTAAGCTTTGTCTGTGTATGGCGTTGAATATCATGTACGTGTCCATACATTACATTCTCTCCATATGTCTCTAAATGCTTTTTCGCATGATGCATTGTTGCAAACGCACCATGAAAGAATACCAACTTACCTACTTGGATTGGTAAGTTGTATTCTGTATACTTGTATCCTCTTTCTTTAATCCTACACGCTTTAAAAAAGTGGTAGTTATTAAGATAAGGATACTTATTAGCAAAATTATCAAGCCAGATATCATGATTGCCTTGGAGTAAATATTTTTCTTTACATCCAATTTTTTCAAGTACTTCATCCCACTCATCTAACCCTTCGTTTACTAATCTTATTTCTTCATCTACAATAGGTAATTGAAACTCTAGCGGTGGTAACTTCTTGTCTTTATATCTCCAAGCTGAACAAGATTCCCACTCTCCAACATCACCAAGGTTTACAAACACCGTTGGTTTTATTTTTAGTATTGCCTTTTTAACACATTCTACTGCAGCTCTATCTTCTAATGGATAGTGCTGGTCAGGTATTACTATTCCACGTTTCTTTAGTTTCAACGAAACCTCCTAGTATTTATTATTATGCAGATCTTTTAATCTTCTCAAAGCTACGCATTCCTCCAAGACCGAGCATACCAAGAAGTACCGTTGTCAATGTACTCATATCGAATACTGGCAATTCCATAGGTTTCCCAATAGATACAAATATAAACATCAAGAAAGGTTGTAATACAAAGTGATAGCATAGAGCTACTGAGCAAACCCAGCCTGTAAACGGTCTCCAACCACTTACAAATACATTAGTTTGACCAGCTTCTATCTTATTAACTTCTATCTGCGCTTTGTTAATCTCTTGTATTAACTGTGCTTTTTCTTCTTTATCTAAAGTAAACTTGTCTACATGACCAGCTACTTTGTCAATAATGTTTCCTATCATATTTAATTTAGGCATTATTTTTTACCTTTTCTTTTTTTAACTTTCTTCTTAAGAAGGGCAAATTGTTTTAAACATTTTCCTTTTATACCTTGATCGGATAATAGTACCCCTAGAAGAAGTCCTGCTATAAATGCTGCTATCATTGCTACTCCTCTGTTTCACATGATGCTGTACACGCTTTAAGGCCTTTCATATATCCCTGATGTTCAACGATCATTTGTTTAACTTCTGCTAATCTTTCGTTAGCACCTTGTACTTCTTGAACGAGTTGATTATGTTGCTCTACTAAGCTTTCCATTTTAGCTTCTGCATCGCCCATTAGATCTACTTTTTCTTTTTTACTCATTGGTTTTCTCTCCGTTTTTGTTATAGTAATTATTTTACCCTTGTCCTCTACTACGTTTTATATAATGTTTCTTACTAGTCTTAGTACCGAATTTAGTGTTTTTTCCATGACCTTGTCTAGTCTTTTTCTTTCCATTAGTATGTATTGTTTGTCTAGCTAATCCTTTCATTTCAACTTTCTTAGTTGTATGTCATTAATTTCATCTTTGATTTCTCGTAGTATTGTATCTTCATTTAACTTGAAAGACAATCCTGCTTCAAATCTTTTAATCTCTTTACCATATTCAAACATAATTATTGTTGGTACTGACTTTACATTCCATTCATCTTTAATCGCAGCACCATACTCTGGGTTGTCTATATTTGCATTAAATATAGCACAATTCTTTAATTTACTTAGATTAACACTAGCAGAAAAGTTCCAATCTGCATTTACCTGTACAACAACACATTCATCCTGACTTAGCAGTTGAACTTGCTGTAAGCTTCTAATATTATCTTGCGAGTACAAGTACGATGGCAATAAAACTAATCCAAGCCA